TTCCTTTTATAATTTCTAAATCTCTTATTGTAGTAGCTTTTAAAATATCACGTTTCAAATTGTATTCGTGTTTATGTCGTTTAAAGTTTTCATCGTAATCAACTATATCCAGCAATAAGAACGCATCTCGTGTTTGTTTAAGATTCTTATAACGTTTTATACCGTGTATAACTGTTGCGTGGTTTAAATCAAATAATTCAGCTATACGGCTATACGTTACACCAGCGTTTCTTAAAAGATTAAACAAGTACATTCTTCGGTGTGTATAGTATGGCTTTCTACATTTAGATTTTAGTTCGTCTTTTCGTATGTAATATTGCACTTTTTTAATTAAGTCCTCCATAAATCCAATTTATAATAAGCGTGTAAATATATTCAAATAGTTTCTTCATACTTTTTCAATGCTTATTATTAACTTTTCCCATAAGCCAAAAGCTTTTACTGCTTCTTGCCTGTCATCTGCTTTAACGTATTTTATAGCGTGGCACATTTCTGCGCTTGTGTCGCTGCCTTTGTAATATTTGTATAGTATTTTATAAGTGTTCATTCTTTTGTCTTTTGCGATTAAATAATTGCAATATAGTTGGTTGTTAAAGTTGTCCCAAAACTCCAATTTAAGTGCTTCTGTTGTCATCATTACTTTATGTCTTTTAAAATTCTGCGAAGCCTATAAATGTCCTTGTTGGTTTGTATGTCTTTGTCCATAAAACCTGTCAATTGACTTTCTAACCGTTTTATTTCTTGGTTTATAGATTTCTTTTTTTCATTAACGGTAAAACCGTTATCCTCAAGTAGCTGCTTTGCTTCTTGTATTTTTTGTTGTTGCTTTCGATAATAATCGAAAATTTGATTGTTTATACTCATTTTGTTTTTGTTTTGTTATATATCATTTTTTCGTCTTTACTTAAAGTTTCGTATTTGTAAATTGCACAGGATAGCATTTCAGCTTCTGTTGCGTAATAAGGTTCGTCTTTATGACCTAAAACACCTCTATGTACATTTATTACTTTACGCTTGGCACTTTTACTTTCGCCTATTTTATGCGTTGTATATGTTATTCGTATATTGTTTTTCATATTACGTTTAGTTGTTGCTCTAAAGCCGTGCAAATGTCGTTGTCATCGTAGTAAATTAAACCAGCACAAAGCAAAGTTTCGCACTTAACGTGATAATAGATTGTGTCGCTTTCTGCATATGTTATATCGTCTGTAAAAGTGTTGTAACTTACTGGGTATTGTTGTGCGCCTATTTCAACTTCTATTTCTACTTGGCAAGGCACATCGTTAATTGTAAAGTTTACTACTTCATCGTCTCTATGATCAATTTGTATTTCGTAACTCATAGCGTAATAATTTTCATAACTAAATAATATCCTATCCATACCGACCACAAAAACACGAATCCTGTAAGTAATTCTCTTTTTGCTTCTTTTCTTTCTTGCTTGTTCATAATCTATTTATTTAAGTGTTTTTCTTACTTTGCTAAATCGTTGTTCTAATCGTTTAATACATAGCTTGTATGTATGTATATCGTCTGTCCATTTATCACGATTTTCTCTATCGTAACCACCACAACCATTAATACTATCGTGCTTTAGTTCTATTCGGTCTTTAAAAGACTGTATGCCTTCTTCAAGTCCTACTAAAATTTGTAATTTTTCCATTCGTGTTTTCATAAGTGTTAAATTTTAAAAGTTCAATGAGATAGAAGCGACTTAACGCTCTTATGGTTTCCGTTGTTTTACTTTGGGTTATGCTCGGTCAATAGCCACATACGATTCTTTACTTGCTTCTTGGTTTCCTTCCGATATACCATTTTACAGGTAGTAAAGCCACTTGCCTCGTTTGGGTATGCTATCTTTTCACAGAGCTTAATCTATCAGCGTTTCTAAAGAGTGATTGTTCCGCAACAATCGGCACTAAAAAAAGTGCCTATACTTATAATCGGTTTTACCTATTAGAACTCTCCTGCCAAGATGTGCGTCATAGTGTCCAATAAACTCAACTTTGTTTCCCAACTATCTCAAAGAACTTAATTTGTATATACAAATATAATAATCTTTTTCTATTAATTAACAATTTTATGAAACTTTTTAACAAAAAAAATCACAATTATTTTATAACGTGCTATAAAACAACAAGTTAAGTATTAAAAAAAAATTAAATAAATCTTCGTGAATCTATGGCTTTTATCATTAAATCGTGACCGTCTGTGCGTTTACGTTCTAAATTTAATTCAAGTATGCGACCACCCAACGGTTTGACGGGTGCGCCTCTTTCAACGTGCCAACCATAAGCACCTTCTTGGTATTCTTCTTTGTATGTTCCTGTTATCATACTGTGCAAATACCGATGTTCTACTTTATAGCCTGTTTTACTGTGGTGTGTCAAACAATCCCGTACATCATTTCTACAACTGTTTTCGTGTATGTGTCCCATACTAAACACATCAAAACCTTCATACATTTCTAATGCCCTTGTCAAGTTTAAAGCACCCTTAGTCACCACACCACCGCCACCACTACCGTGAAAATATTTTATTTTAAACGGAAACGATTTAGTATGCGTTAAAATTTTAACAATTAACCAACCACCATAACCACCTGTTTGTACGTTTGAATGGCATTTTAAATTTAAAAGATCTACAAAACGTTGCAAAATATCTGTTTCTTGCCACTTAATTATTGCCGTTTCGTGGTTGCCGTAGCCAATAACTGTTAATATGTCTGCATAAGGTGCAAACCATTCAACTGCCGTTTCTACAATAGAATCTAAATACCTTGCGTTGTTGTGTTCTGGTCGTATATCGTTTTTGTTTCTGCGATTATCACCACGTCCTTGCATCAAACAGAACATATCGCCATTGATCATAACAGGAATAGAATTTTCTTTGCAATAGTCAAGATGTTTTTTAAGTAGTTCTTGGTCGCATTTGGGGTTGTCCCAATGTAAATCACTTAACATCGCAAGCTTGTGTGTATGTTCTAATTGTAATTCGTGTACGTTTCTTCCGTGTTTTATTAGTTTCATAAGTATTTATTTACCAGCTTCGTCCCAAACAAGCCCACAAGAAAAACACAAGCAATAAATATAAGCATACCCCAATAGTTAGGCTTCTTATTTATTTTCGCATCTGCTTTTGCTTTCTGTACTTCTACTCTTGTAATCATTTTCAAAGTATCACGTTTCAGCTTGTATTCTATTCGTGTTTCTAACCTTGTTTGTGGCACATAAACATTATTGTACATTATTACCGTGTCTTTAGAACTAAAGAATTTTTCGTAAACGATTGTATCGTGTTTTATTACAGGCACTGAATCTATTGTGCTAATTCTTATCGTGTCGCTTGTTATAAGCACTTCTAAGCCCTTTTTAAGTGCCTTCTTATAGTGATACTTAGCAGAGCAAGAAAAAAGCGCTAAAACGCAAAATAAATAAAATATTCTCATTTTTCAATTTCTTGAATCATTTCAAAGTGAATTTTAGCAATACGGTCACGTCCTTCTTCACTCATAATTAATCGACATTCTTTTTCATTAGTCATAAAGAAGTTTTCACTTAGTATGGCAGGCATTGCAGTATTTCTTAAAACGTAAAAATTAGCTTCTTTGTCTGCGTCTCCATCTCTATAGTCTTTACGCATTTTATAAGTAGGGAATTCTGCTTGTGCTTTTTCAAATAGCACTTGTGCAATTTCATCACTCTTTGTTTCGCCTCTGCTTGTGAATACTTCCCAACCGTTTGCACTTTCTTCACTAAAGCCGTTTGCGTGTATAGAAACATAGATACAAGGCTTATTCGTGTTTCTGTATATTTCGTTTGCTTTTGACGTTCTTTCTGCCAGGCTTACATCAACATTTGTATCTACTAAATTAACGTAGTCAATGTTTGCTTTTTCGCAAAGCTTAATCAATCGTTTGACAATACTTCGATTAAACTCACCTTCAAATAATTGTGTGCCGTCACTCCAGATTGGTGAACGTTTACCAGCAGTTTGATAAACACCGTCTATAATACCACCGTGACCGTTTTCAAATATCCACAAATATTTAGAAGTGTTTTTAATTGGTTGTCTGCACGTTTTACAAATTTCCATTTTTCTTTACGTCTTTAAAATCTTGTGTAACTTCTTTTGCCCTTGCAAATAGGTTTTTGAGAGACGCCCACAAGTCGATTCCTTTCACGGCTTTATAGTTTTCGTTGATACTTATCACTTCAACAGAAACAAGAACCAAAGCAAGTATTTTAGTAGTTAATAACTCAACACTAAAAAACGTTAAAATAATATCGTTTAATAGGTAAAAATCCATCAAGTAAAAAAGCATTACAGTTGCTTCATACAATAAGATCTTAGAAATAATTGCAGATAGTTTTCTGCTTGTTACGGGTGTGTTCGTTTTTTTAGCTTTCCAAATTCCTGTAATTGTATCGAACAAAATACAAAAAAAGATTAAAATTAATATGCCGTAAATAGGCAAGAAAAAGCTGCTGATAATAGCTAATAGTTCCATTGAATATAGTTTAGTTTTAGTTATCAGCAAAAGTAATTGTTCTTTCATTGTTCAAGTTGTTCTACAAGCATATAAGTTAGATAAATTAATACAAAAGTACCACTTGCCTGTAAGTAAAAAGTACTAGTACATAATAAACTTATAGCGGCAAAGTAGCCGCTAATAAAATACAATATTGCAAGTACGTTTGTATGTCTCATTATATTTCTATTGGCAAATTCCAAGCTTCAGTAGACATCAATTTAAGTGCCTCT